GTGGATCCTCAGTTGCATGTAGTTGTATTCTAGGGTGGAGGGCTCATAGCCTAATGGGTTCTTCAGCTCAGTTACGCCATCAGTAACAACAACATTCGTTGTCCCATCCACACCGCCCCAGGCGTGCCACGTATCCTCTCCATCGAGCGCATAGAACACCGACAAGTAGGTGTTTCCTACAGCAAGATTGCTACCCTCAATGATGATGGAGGGTGTTGATTTCTTGACGCGTCGGAAGCCCGCATCAATGCGCGGAGTAAAAAGTCGGTTTTGGCCCGAGGTTGGAAAGTTGGCGAAGGCGAACTCCGAGTTGTCCTGGAAGGGGATATAAGAAGTCAGGTTCGATGCCGCTTTGGTAACGTGATACCAGAGGTAGTTCCGGGACGTGTCGAAATACATGGCCGTGATCGATCCGTCGCCATCTGTGATCGGATCCATAAGTCGGTGCCAACCAACCCCATCCCATACCACAATGCTCTCGGTGTAGGTCGTCTCGTTGGTCCTGGCCGTCATGAATAGATGGGATCCTACGGCCACGAAGTTCCGGAACCGGCCGTAGGTAGTGTAGGGGAACTGTTCGGTCAGCCTGGGCGGGGTGATGTTGGTGACGCGCATTCCGTTCCAGGAGTACAAGGTGTTCCGGATAGGGTAGACGTAGGCATTATTGTAAATCGCCCCGGAAGCAAAGTTCTCAGAACTTGTCTGATCCCCGTAATCCAAGACCTTGCGGATAGCCGATTTGTCCCGGTCCATCTTCCAAAGACCATCAGGACGACGAAAGTCTATATCTCCAAGGAAGGAGAAGGCCCCAAGAATCTGCATTCCATCTATCCCCGCATATAGGACATTGGGATCATCCGATGCTACGGTGTATAGATCCGACAAATCCACCGCATCTGAGTAGTGAACCTGGTTGCCCAAGAGACCACTGGCATTCAACTGCCGACCAGAGTAGACAAAGCCGTCATGATGCTGGATCCAATAGGTATCGATCTGAGCCGTCGTAGCCCCGGCCCCCGTCCAATCGGTGGCGGCAGAAGTCGGGTTGGTAGTGTAGTAGGGCTGCTCATCATCAACAAAGGCGAACAGGTACTTCCCATTCGACCACCCAGTATGGATAGCAGCGGAGGTGGCTAGCGGCTCGGCTTCTGTCCATGTAGGGGTTGCCGTGTCGGCCAAGGCTGTATCAGACACCCGGCCGCCCTTGTCCGTCCAGGCGAACAGGTGATCATCAAATAGGGTGAAGCCGTTCTTCTGCTCGGCCGCCGTATCGCTGGCAGTCGCTTGGGTCATGAGTGTTACAAGGCCCATATGTCGGGTGTCTAGATTGCCCGTCGTCCGCAGGTAGCCGGAGGCAGCCCCAGCCTCGGTCATCCACTGGAACCCAAAGCCCCGGCTCCAGTCCGTCATGACCAAGACCTGATACAGTCCCATCTCCCCAAACACAATCCCGCCCCCAGGGGTCGATGAGCGTGGGGAGAAATCGGTAACGTCCCTAGCCTTGTACGAAGCTAGATCGATCCGATAGTCCTTGCCATTCAGGTGGATGTTGCCACGCTTCTCATCCATTTACCACCCCAAGGGGTTCCCTATATCATCACCCGCCGAAGAGACGTGTGTTCCATCTTCATCTTCATCCTGCCATAGCGAGCCCGCCAGCACACGCCGTCGATGGAGCCTAGCGTACTCCGCAGCCCGATCGGCGTAGTATTCTGCCGTCCCCCCATGCATCGTCCGATCAACCCGGTTGTCCCCAATCATGCTGTCGTGCAGGGTCGCCAGAGCCTTGTTGACTACAAACTCCTTCGGTACTGAGGTCACATCCGAGTCCGCAGACAGAGCTGATGGCCACCCAAGATACGTCTGCCGGAACCGGAACCCATACACGCTCGGCATAAGATTCTGGAGATACATCTTGTCCGGATAATCCTTGCGGTTGAAGTGGATGCCAAGCAGGCTTACCCAGTCGTGCCACTGCTCGTCCGCATCCCACCAGCGGTACTTCGATGTTGAATCGGCGTCCGTCGTCAAATAGGTTGCCGCCGAGTTGCCTACCGTGATGAGGTTAGTCAAGGTGTCCCCAGAGATGACAGAGCGAACCTGACCCTTTCCAGGGCCATCATAGATCGAGACGTACCAATCCGTATCAATCCCCGACAGGTCATCGTCCGTATCGACCCCAACCACCGCAGAGGTACAAGCAGACGTACACGTTCCTGTAACTGACTTACTGGATCTTTCTACCCGTATCTGAAGCATCTTCCAGGGTGTCACGGATAAGCCAGAGATATCGTAGGCCAGCCGGTCCTCCACCACAATCATAGACTCATCAACCGTCTGGGCGGGCCAGTATTCCCCACCCTCCTCGAGGGCGTCGTTGATAGCAGAGTTGATCTGGGAAGGAGGCCAGATGTGATAGATCTCAATACGGTCTGCGGCAGCCGGAGCAGTATCAAACGGCCACTCGGGGATGATCTTGTTCCCACTTCGCTCGAACGCTTGGATACGCCGCTCTGTGCCGTAGACCCCGGCCGAATCGGAAACGTATACCCAGGCATTCTGCCAGAAGTTCTCTGTTTGGGTTAGAGACGGAGCGTAGATCACGTCCGTCGTCTGGATAGTTGCGGACGTGGGATCAGCTAAGGCAACATCCGTGTCCCCATAGGCAAGGAAGAATGGCATCCTGGCCTTCAGGGCGATTGCCCGTCTCAATGCTTGTCGAGTTGCGGTCGGTTCGGTCATGCGCCCATCCTATGCTAATGCTATGCCCCACTTGTCGGATAGATAGGTTTCCACAAGGCCCCTGTTGGCACTAGAGAGTGCGCCCGTGTAGACGACGACCTCATAGAGTTGACCATCGAACCCATACTGGGTCATGTCATACTCGCGCCCCATACCCACCGTCCCCCCAAGAGCCTTCTGCGCCCACGCCTTACCGGTCGCTATGGACGCCCCATCACGGAAGACGCTTGCCCCCGCATCATCAAAAACAAACGAGAGGATTTGAACGGCATTGGTTGCCGCAACGGCGTTGTTCCATCCCTCCGGAAGAGTGATCCAGCCGACCCAGCCGACTGTCGCCGTAACACTAGAGACAATGAACCTCCCGGTCTGAAAGTCAAAGAGCCGTTGATCCGCGTTTACATTTGTTGTCTCTGTTTTGGTAGCAAAGATGAAGGTGTAGTCTTGTGCGCTCACTCCCGTAGAAAAATCGACCAGCATCCCATGATTGGTGCGGTCGAAATCTACCCCCGGTAGGCCATTCTGCTGGTTGGTCATGTAGATCGGCTTCTTGGCCTCAGTGGTCTGAGTGGCATGACGAGCGTTGCCGCTCAGGTCACTCCAGGAGGCGACGGGGTCGTTATTCGCCAGTCCTGTTATCTCGCTGGCGTCCAGCCACAAGACAAGCCCCACAAGATCCGTAGGTGCCCAAGCGGCCGCAGCTATACCTTTTGATCGACGAACTCTACGCATCATCTTACTCCCTATGTCGTCACAGAGCGGACGGTCGCTACTCTCCCCAGGACGAATATCTCCAGCTTGTCCGAATCCGCCGCGATCGAGTCACAGTCAAGGATCTTCATCGACCAGTGGTTCGGCATGATGATGTCCGGTAGCGTTCGGGTCAGATGGTCGGTATCGACAAAGGAGGTCATATCCTGGCCCCCAACGAAGAAGTTGTAGTATCGAACTCCACTACCCGCCGTAGCACTGTCCGCCGCCGCCTGATTGACCGCCGACACCGCTCGGAAGATAGGGTCCTCATCTGAGTCCTGATAGATGACCTGGAGCCTACGGTTCCCTGCCGTATCTGTCGTGGCAGTCATTTGTATCCGAATGGAATCAATCAGGTAGATCAGGTTCCCGTCAGTCGGGGCGCTGGATGTCCCAAACACCCATTCCCCATCCGCCGCCCCAGCTGCTGTGTCCGAGTATAGAAAGGGTCTCCATTCATAGTCAGCGGCCATGTTACGCCTCGTATCCGGCGATCTCGCCAAAGACCTGAAGTTCCATCAGGTCGCTGCCAGGGTCTAGGGCCGACTGTTCTAACACAACCAGGTTGCAGCCCTCGGGCAACCAAACGTCCGGCAGGGTATTGGTCAGTTGGTCAGTGTCTACGAAGGCTGTCTGGTCGGCAAGGCTGGTCCCGAAGTTGTAGAACCGAACCGCCGACGCAGCTAGCACCGCTCCACCCCGAACCTCCAACACGATGTCCCCATCCGAGTCTGTCATCCGAACCACGGGGGTCCGGTTCCCTACCGTATCGGACGCTGTGTACTTCAGATGGACCCCAGTGATGTGAAGGATTCGCCCAGTGGGAACGGGGAGCGTATCCCCTGCCCCCGTCAACGTGCTGTCATTGTGAAAGTAAGGCTTCCAGTCCATTTGCTCACCTCGCGTTATCCACCGCCAAAATCTGTGATTGATACTGGCGGTCCCTACCCGTCCCAAGCCGGACGGAAATCCTATCCTGTTCAGCCTCTAAGTCCCGCGATCTCATCCCCGAAGTCAGGGCGGCCTCTCGGGCGGCCTCGTCATCCATTGCCGTCTTCACATGTCGATAGCGGTCCGCAAAGACTGAAGGCACCCCAAGGTTGTGGCCGGGCTTCAGGTCGTAATACTGATGCATAATCCGTACCCGGATCGGCAGGAGCCTAGGCGTCGGAGTACCATTGACCATAATCGTCTCCACCACCCCTGGGCACTGCACGTCTTCTTTTGGCCCATTGGCGATCATCCAGTCCAGTTGCAGCTTCTTAGATTCCCTGGTAGCAACAGACTTGGTCCTAGCGTCCTGATACATCTTGGACGCCCGAGCTTCCATTTGGGCCTTCTTATCGCCCGTAGCAATCCGCTTCTCGGCGTCCGACCAAACCTCGTCATAGAACTTCACCGGATCCTCAGACCACCGACGCTCGGCGTCTTCAATCTCAGAGGCCCGTGCCCGCATCTTGTTGATGTGATCGGCATACTTCGGGTTCTCTAGGACTGACTGATCCCCCATCAGGTACCGATCCAGAGCTAAGGCAAGCTCCATCGCCTCTGCCTGCTTGGCCGTCGGCATCTTGGTCAGGAATGCCCTGACCGCCGGGTCTTCCCCAATCCCATCCAGACGGACCTTGGAACGAAGAATCTCCTCAGCCCGCTGCTGGGCTGCCGCTCGGCGCTTGCGTCGGCTGCTCATCTGGGACCTCCTCCCCGTCGTAGTAATCAATGTACTCCTCAATCAGCTTGAGGTTCTTTTCTTTCTCTTCCTTCTTAGGGTCCTCAATCTTGTGTCCGTTCGGGTCGTAGAGGACCGGGCCTTCTTGTTCCGATAGACGAACATCGGCCCCAAAGGTTGGGGCAATCTGCCTATCTATACGGTTCAGCAACCCATTGATATACTGACGAGCACCCGTTACGGCATTCAGCCTTCCGAACGATTGCTCAATTTGCTTCATGGCGTTCTCAAGTTCTGTCTCCCAGCGGGCCTTCTCATCCGGCGTCTTTGCCGCCTGGATTTGTCCTGCAAAGTAGTTCCTGACCCCCTGAACGGAATTGAGCTTTGCCATCGCCTGGCCCTCTTCATTCTTCATCCGGACCAGATCAAACTCAATGGCCTGCCGCCCGACGTTTGGGAGCCAGTCGAACCCATACCGCTGCCCCCGTAGCAGGTTGGCTTCCTTGGGCAGATGTATCTTGACTCCCCGCCCCATCATGAAGCCAATCCAGAACTCCCCATTCGGTCGCTGATACTTGTACTCGGTGTCACTGGCCATCTCGACACCATACATCCCGACTTCCTTGTAGCCCATCCAGGCCGCAAGTCCCAGCATATAGGATATGGAACTACAGTAGTAGTTGATCCCCAGGTCCCTCTCGATCTCATCTAAGGGGAACTTGATGGATGCGGGAACGTCGGCAAACTGATCCTGCATGTAGATCGGGAATGCCTTGGGCTCCCCGAGAGGTTTCTGTGCTCTCAACCACTCCGGGTGCTTAGGGTCGTTTGGATTGCCTTGGCGCATGAAATCGAGGTAGGGGTGTATCTGGAACCATCGGTCCCAGCGCCTCATCCACTGGAAGCGGTACTCCTCATTGAGACCCCAGATTTCCCATGTAGGGTCGTCAAATGGAGCAAAGTGGCGGGTCGTCTTAGAGAACGCAACGATCGCCACCTTATCGGTCACGCGTTTCCAAGGATCGGTGACCCTACCAGTCGGACCTGGCCTCTTCTCCCGTGCGGGGACCTCCCGACGCTCAACAGGGATATCCTCCACGGGCATCGTGAAGATCTTATCGTCCATGTTCATAGGACAACCTCCTGGTTGTTGTCGGGGAGAGGACACGGAACTCCAGGATAGCTCCGCCTCGGGATCTGGCCCTAGTCCCCTCCCCTAACTATGGTAGATTGTTACCGGAAAGCACCCGTTACCCAAGACTGCTTTCCGCTATTCAGACGGTAAAGCAACACGGGGGTAACAACACCAGCACTCGCACCAGAACCCCACACGAAACTCAGGGTCGCTCCATCGGGATAGTCCGTATCCGTGTACTTCTCGAACCTCCAATAGAACGGCCTGGAATCTGTGTCTGCTAGGGTTCCTTGACCAAGATTGATCAGATGGTTTCCATCTGAGTCGTCAACGGTTGCCGTGATGTAGTCGGCCCATGCTGTGCTAACACGAAACCCGATACCCACGACCTCGCAGTTACCAGGAAGCGTGAACATTGCGGCCGGGGACGTATCCGAGTAGGTGATAGCATCACCATAGGCTTCCCAGAGCATCGCCTCAGCCAGTTCTTGGGCAGGCCAACCGAGTTTTGGTGCAGGCTTGATAAGCACTACTGACATGGTTGGTCTCCTTTACCTGGCCATCGAGTAGATGAGGATGAACTTCGTCAGTCCAGCATCACAGGCAGTCGTGCTGAGGGGGAACGTAGCCGCGATGGTCGCTCCCGTGTCGTAGAACTTGCCTAGTGCGTTGCTAGCTTGCCGACCGATCCCCGTAGGCCCGTTGGCCGAGTCGTTCGGGGCGAGTTGAGTGTCAGTGAACCAGGTATCTACGCTGGACGTATCTCCAACGGTGATGTTTCCATCATCACTGGTTCCCCAAGAGTCCGGGGTGATGCCATAGATGCCGTGAACAAAGACCCCCGCAGGTAGTGTCCAGAGGCTCACGGTTTGTGCGGCCGAAGAGCCGGTCACGGCGATGTCGTCACTATCGACATCCGTACCCCACGTCACAGCCGATGTGTTCCGACCCGTCAGGTACATGATGACTTCGTCGGCTCTCTCCGCCCAGGGGTTGTCCCCTAGGTAGATGTCACCGTAGGGAGGAATAGTTTTAGCCATTATTCCTCCCTTATCGAGCCATAGACCAAACGAGTACGAACTTGGTCAGTCCAGTCACAACGGCCGAGTGGGCAAGCGGGAAGGTGGCGGAGATGGTTGCACCCGTGTCATAGAACTTTCCGGCCGGAGGCGTCAAGGCGTTGGTCTTGAAGACGCCAGCGGCATCGGTCGCGCAGGGGGCGAGCAGCGTGTCCGTAAAGTACGTATCCACTGCGCCTGTGTCCCCAACCGTGATGTTGCCATCGTCGCTGTTGGTTCCCCAAGAGTCGGCCGTGTTGGCATAGATCGCTTTCACGAACGCTCCCGCAGGTAGAACCCACAGGCCCACCGTCTGGGCCGCCGAAGACGCCGTTACAGCGATATCGTCGCTGTCCACGTCCGTCCCGTAGGTCACAGCCGATGTGTTCTGGCCTGTCAGGTACATGATAACCTCGTCCACTCGCACGGCCCAGGGGTTATCGCCTAGGTACTGATCTCCATACGGAGGAAGGGTTTTAGCCATTGCAAAATCTCCTTACTTACCGGATTACGAGCTAACTGCGTGCTCTAGTGCGCGGACCCAAACGGCATTCAGAACCGCGGACTTGTGGACCATCTTCCAGCCGATCGTCCCACGCTGCTTCAACGGGTCGAACCCAGTCCCACCAAGGTCATTGATGATGAGTTCAACCGGTTTTTGCTGCGGGCGTCCGGTCTGGACAGCCAGTTCCCCACCGCCTGCATCCAAACTCACGTTCGGGGTCAGTGCCGCGATCCCTGCCGCTCCGATGGCCTCGTTACCCATGAAGAGGGTCGTATACACATCGATCGAACTGGTGCCCGCGGCCGAGTTCACATAGGCATTACTGGTCACATAGATCTTGCAACGCAGAAGGCTACCCATCTCGCCACGTCGGTACGCCTCTCCGCCCTCACGAGTGATAAGCGTAGCGAACATCGAGTCCTGCATCAGGGTGAGCCAGGTGAAGGGGTGAGCCACAACCCAGTAGCTATTACCCTCGATGGGCATGGCATTCGCACTGTCGAGGTTCGCCACCTGGGATAGGAAGTCGGAGAACGCGATCTTGTCATTCGTGGAGTCAACCGTAGCGGTCGTGGTGGCCCCACCTGCGTAGTCCGCCGTCGCCCCAGCCTCAAGAACGTCGCGGATCAGGGTGTCCACAGACAGCCCTGCCTGTTCGCCCAGGATGCTGGAGAACTCAGAGAGCAAAGGATCGTAGGCCGTCATGATGATCTTGTCCGTGAAGCCAAGCCAAGCACCATACCACAGGGGCGTGATGGTGGTCGTGGCCACGGTCGGGCTAGCCAGCTCGTTGGGGGTGTTCCCCTCCGTCAACTCGGATGTAACGGCTGAAAGCCCGGCGTACTTGCGAAGTTCGTAAGCACCAAACTGATTGAGTCGTGCAGAGGTGACGTGCTTGCCGTGAACAAGGCGCGGGAGAGCACGGCTGAGTAGCCGCTTCTCGTAAAGCGTCTTGACGGCATCACTCAAAGCAGCAACATTGGCGTGAGCCATCGTAAGTCTCCTAGTTTATCCCCCTTGTCAGAACGCCTTACGGCGTAGACAAGCCGGGGATTTGTTTGTTCAGGTCTTGTTGTCCCGTCTCGAAGATCCGCCAGATTTCCTCTTCGGAGAGTGGTCTGCCGACCTTCTCGGAGTACAACTTCTGCAACTGCGCAAATGCCTCATTCGGGGTCATCTGTGCAGGCGGCGTACCTGTTCCCGTCACGACCTGAGGTGGCGTTGGGCGTCCAGGTACGGGGGCCGCAGGTTGGACCGGAGCAACGGCCGCAGGTGCCGCTTCCGCTTTGGCGCGCAGGTCTCGGATATACTCCTCGAACCGGCTGTCCGCCTCACGGAAGAATACATCAGGGTCGGAGAACTCTAGGTCTGCCAAGTTGACACCCAACCTGGTCAGACGTTGAGCATAGTTGATCATGGAGATGGCTGCTTGGCGAGCACCCTTCTCCTGCTCCAACTCTTCCTGCAATCTTCGCTCTTTGTCCGTTCGAGACTCGGCTTCGTAGGCTGAACGCTCTTCCGGCGTCATTCTTGCCAGAAGATCCGATTCCAACCTAGAGGTCAAATCACGAATCTCGCGGTCCCGCTCTGCCAATTGACGGGAATACTGGGAATCGAGTTTGGACTGGAGACCAGCCATATCTCTCTTCCACTTGGCCTCAATGGCATCCCGCTCCTTGGCCATGCGGGTGTTCCACTCAGCCTCGGCATCGACAGGCTGTGCAGGGGCATCCACTACACCAACTGCGCCTGGTTGTACAGGGGCAGGTGCAGGAACTCCCGTGGCGGGCACCGTGGGCTTATCACCCTCAGAACCGCCAGTAGCGCCTTCAACTCTTGGCATCGGAAACATCGTCTTTCTCCTTTATTGTAAGGTTCACCACTTAGACTACCACACCAGATGGGCCTAGCGCAAGTGTTATTGTCAAGACGGTTACTTACGAACCTTAGCCTTTTCTTGACCTTCTGCCATCTTGGCCAGAAGTTCCTCTTCCTCTGGTGATAAGCCCCCAGTTGTTCCTCCACCCCCGCCCGATCGGGTCAAGCTGGCCCCTCCCAATGGGGGCAAGTTGCCCCCGGCCCCACCAGAGCCCAACCTCCTCCCGGCCTGGAGCAGTTCTCGCCCCTCGGCAGCACCACGATAGCCCAGAGGGATGTAGGACAAACGCCGGGTAGGCGTCCGGGTTCCACCACCCCCTCCACGCCTGCCTCCCCCTCCACCGCCACCTCCGCCCCCTCTAGTTGTGGTAACTTCACCAAGGTAATACTGTGCCCAGACAGGATGGGACATGCCCCACATATCCTTCATGGCATAGTATTGATCGATCAGGCCAGATAAGGTTGGATCCTGCTCCCTGGCCGCGGCCCGCTCCGATTGGCTGAGGG